GATCGCCGCCGGCCATGTAAAGGGCTACCTGCCGGGCGATGGCGGTCATCTTTTCGCAGTAATACTTCTTGCGGGCGCTATGGATGTCGGCGATCCCGAGGGCGCGATAACGCTTCACAACGGCCTTCTCATAGTCGAGTTTCAAGTCATCGATGCCCCGGCCTGTCTCCAGTGCACGCTGTGCGGCGGGGCTGAAGAGGGTGCCCCAAACAATGGGCGTTCCCTCGATTTTGTCGATCACCTCCGAGGGGGTATCTGTTGCAAGGTTCACGCCCCAGCGGGGGTGCTGAATGAGGGTCAATTTGGCCCGAGCAAAGTCTACGTGGTTGGCATAGTTGGCATACGGATCGAGGCTGCCCTCCACGTCGTCTTTCCCAAAGCGTCCGCTTTGCCCGCGGCGTGCCTTGACGTTGCAGTAATTGTGGTCGCCGACGGGAAACATGCCTGCGCCGGTGTCCAGCACGTCCATGGCGATCAACAACTGGCGCATGGCGTCGCTGAGCGTGTTGTCTGCCTCGAAGTAGGCGCGATCGCTGGCTTTGATGAATGCCGGCCGGGTATTGGCTCCAAAGGCGCCCTTGACGGGCTGTCCTTTGTAGGTGTAGGGAACATAAGTCGGGGTAAACTCCGGCGGGATGGTGATTTTTGTTGGAGTGTTCATTGTTGTTGAGGGGTTGAATTGTTGATGTGTTGAGGCGGTGCTTGGTGGCCGTGCAGGGTGTCCTCTACCTTATCCCGTAGAATCTCGGCGAGGTTGTCATTCCCGAGGGCTTTAATCACGGCTTGCACGATGGCCTCAGAGCGGCGGCGGGTCTTTTCGTCTGCCGTCTCGCGCACGCTGAGGATCTCGATGATGCAGAGAAAGACACTCATCAGGCAAGTAATGACGGGGAAGCCGACGATGGGGTGCAGCTTCATCAATACAAACAGATGCGAGAAATGCAGCATGTAATCAATCATGGCCGCAATGATTACGGCGCCCTCGTAGGTGACGAATTTGGTCGCGGTACGGCTGAGCGGTTTCGAGCGGATCTTTTGGCCGCTCTCTTTGGCCTTGCGTATGCCGCTAATGAGGTCGACCACGATAGCGGTTAAGACGAACAAGAAACACGCGGTGGCCACGGGAAACATGGCGCCGGTGCCTTCAAAGAGTACTTCCATTGGTTTGTTGTTAGTTGAATGAGGGGCGAATCATGGCACCAATTCCACGCGGCGTTCGATAAGCAAGAAGCCTTCTTCCGTACGGCGGTACTTCATGTCCGGGCCGAAAGCGGCGGCTATGTGTTTGCCGTCCGAGCCTTTGATCCGAAAGATGCCGTTCCCGAAATCCTTGCTGTCTCCAAATCGTCCAGCCGGGGAATAGACCGAGGCCGTGATACCCTTATTGAGTATGCCGCCTGTGGCCTCCATGAACCCATCCACGGTAACCGACTTTCCGGCACCTCCAAGGTCTACCGTAGCGTCGCGGCCCGAATTGTTCGTGATGATGTATTTGTAAATGATGCCGGTGTATTTCTCAGGGATCTCTACGTCGAAATACTCCAGCTCGCCGTCAGGGTCTTTGACCTCCCCGGCGCGGTCGACGCAGGCCTTGACAACCACCTTGAGCGTTGTCGGATCGATGTCGCACGAATAGACATGCGGCCTCCCGGCGTCCGGAAGGGTCGGAGCCTCGGAGGCTGCTCCGCCTTGCGGTGCGCCTCCGAGGTGGTATTCCATCAAATGAATGGTTTGCATGGCTTAGGCCCTCCTTACTCGATATACATAGCCTTGCCGGGTGCGCCGGCTACCAGTCTGAGCTGCTGCCCCGGGGTGATGCCATCGACACCAAACTCCACGGCGCTACCATCGAATCCAAATCCGGTAACCACCTGGGCGAGTACCCAGTCTTTGCCTGTAATCGAACGCTCCAGCACAAGGCTATTCCCCTGCGTGGCTACTTCAAACTCAACTCGCAGCGTTATGGCTGCCTTCTTAGGCGTGAATGCTTCGGAGATGTACTGCTTTTCACGCTCTTTGTTCATACTGATTTCTCTCATTTCTAATTAGGGTTTATGGGTTATGTGTTTGAGCCCCGAGGGGCGAGGGGGATGGCTATTCCCAGCCCATCAGGCCGGTATTGATGTCTATAACCACGCGCTTGAAATCGTGGCTGCCGGGCATATAGGCGATATGATTCTTATGAGGAAGCGGTTTCACTTTGAGCTGCACGTAAGATTTCCAATCGGGGTCGTTATCGATATGGGCAATGGTGGCAGAAAACTCATTTCCGCCCTTCTCCATTCCAAGTTTATCATAGTTGATGTACGCCTTTTGACTTTGGAATCCGCTAACAGTCAAAGCTCCTCCTCCCAAATAGGATTTTCCGGAATCTCCGATAAGATCAAGCCACCCCTCAGATGATAGCTCTGATCTCGTTCTCCATCCCAGCCACTCTACGGGGACGACCTTTGACCCAACGAGGGAGCTTTCCGTTATAGAAAAGCCGGCCACTTTCGCCCCCGCTCCGATCTGGAGTGCTCTCGTATTGATCAGTTCCGTTTTAATCAGTCCTCCCTCGATGACGGTCTTCCCGTTAAGGCGCGCGTTGTTGATGTCGAACGGGTCATACTTGCCTTGCTTCTGATTGAGCTGGTTCTGCTGGTTGCTGAGGGTCGTTTCGGTGTTGGAGACACGCCTATTGACGGCAGCCAGCTTTTGGGCGTTATCCTCTTTGTAGCTCTCGAATGTTACGGCGGCGTTGATGTTGATGTTCCGAGAGATCATATTGATCGCCTCCGGGGTTTGCGTGATGAGAGAGGCGATCGTCTTCCCATTCGCCAGCTGCGCGGAGGCGTAGAGGGCATTGCCCTCGGCCCTCGAGATAAAGCCCGCCGTCTGCAGGCGGTAGATCTTATCGTCGGCCGTGGATTGGCGGCTCAGGAGGTTGTTCACGTTCTGCTGCGTCTGTTGCTGGAAGGCGTCCAGCTGCGCCTTCGTGCCGCCCAGCTGCGTGTTGAACTTGCCCACCTCGCCCTTGATCTGATCCGAAACGACCTGTAGCTCCGTCTTGGTGGCGTAGTCCGAATTGCCCTTGATCTTGATGTTGCCGCTGATCACGCCCTCGTCCAGGTCGAAGTACGTCAGGCCGTCGGCCGACTGGATGCGGCCCGTCTTGATGAACCGACCGTTGATCATCGTAAAGCCATACATGGGCTGGAAGGCGCGCGCCTTCTTCTCTTTGTCCACGGAGTTGATGATGCCGAGCCAGAAATGGTAATAGGCCGGATCTTTCTCCACCGGGATCTGCTCCAGCGTGAAGAGGATCACGCCGCCCGTGCCCGCGCGCTGGCATTTGGCATAGACGTAATACGGCTTGGAGGCGTCGGAGAGCGTCGCCAGACCGTCGGCCAGCGTCCAGGAGCGGGCCTTGTCCTCGTCGATGGTGTAATGCGTCAGCACGCCGCCCTGCACACGGATGGCGTTCGGGTTGCCCTGATAGTTGGGCTCGAAGACGGTGTTCGTCAGCCCGAACTGCATGGACTTGGCGCCTACCGAGAGGGCAATCGTATCGATGGATTGCGGCCGGATCTTTTCCGTGTAATAGTTCCCCTCGGGATCGAAGACGGCGGCCATCACCTCCCGCGAGCGGCGCCAGTTGGCCCGGGCCGTGGCGGGGTCTTTGATGTTGTTCATACGGATGATCTTGTCCGTCTCGATCTGGTCGGAGATGATGCGGTTGATGATCGAGGTGGTGACCGTGTCGGAGAGTGTCAGCTGGTAGTTGTACGGCTGCAGCAGGTCGCGGGTGAAGAATTGCACCCGGACGGACTTCTTGATGGCCAGGGCCTCGTCCTCGACCGGGATATAGTCCCCCACGGAGAAGACATGCGTCTCCACGCCAATGCCGGCGAGCGAGCGCAGGAAGTCGGGCGCCACCGTGAGGCCATATTGCACCTTGGGCTGGCTGTTCTGATCGTAATACTTATTGCCGGCCTCCTCCAGCTCCTTCTCCGCGGCGTCCACCACGGCCTGCGGGGGAGCGATGTCCAAGAGGCTGTATTCGTCCCCCACGCCGATGCGGAAGGCGGCGGAGGTCTTCGAGGGGAACGTCTCCCCACGATCATCTTTGAAGGCCTTCAGGGTGAAGGTCTTTGTGGCGTGGTCATACTTAGCCACTTCGAACTCATAGCCCGAGAGGTTGCCAGAGTTGAAGTGCACCTTGGCCGATGTGCCCGGCAGCAGGTAGGTGGTCTTCGTCTCCTCCTTGCCGTCTGCGCCTTTGGAGGTGACCTTTTCCGAGAGGTCGAAGGCCATAGCCGAATCGGTAAAGACGAGCTCCGAGGCGGCGTCCACGGCCGTCACCCGGCCTTTTTGCTTGGGGTAGATGTCTTCGAAGTATTTCGTGGCCTCCCAGACGCCAAAGCGCCACGAGGCGTCCGTCTTTTCGATGCACGATTCGCCCTTCTTCTTGCCCGGCAGGCAGAGGCGCTGGGCGCGATAGCGGGCGGTGATGTTGCGCGTAGAGCCGTAGACCTTCAGGCGGGTGATGATGTTGGACGACGACACGTTCTGCCGCTCCAAGGCGTACAGACCTTTGCCGCGGCCGTAGCGGAAGGTGAAGGGGAACGTCTGCCCCACCTTCTTGAAGTGGATCGTGCGCACGCCGCCGGCCTGAGCGATCTCAAACTCGGTCTCGAACTCCTTGCAGAGGCGTTGCAGCACGGCCAGACAGTTGTCCGTCTCGCCAAAGGTCAGCGTCCGATCGGCGGCCGTCTCGGGGCATTCGC